GGCGTTCTCCCGAGTGAGGAAGCCATTAACGGCCTCTATGGCCCTTCGATTATGCATGAAGCCGCCGCGCTGGCCGCTGCCATCGTCAAGACTGTCGACCGGCTCAGTTTTGAGCCACAGGATATCCCGCCAGCGCCCAGCATTAAAACCTAGTCATGACCGGCCCCCCACACCTGAACTAGCCTGGGAGCCCACCTTCGCGGTGCTGCATGGCTTCGAAGATCACTTCAAAGACGCTATCGAACTCTTCGTTGATCTCACTTGGTGGGATGCCGTCGATCTCCGCTGCCTTCATCAGATCGTCAGCTAGGTCGCTCACAGCCACAGGATCATCCGTCATTGCGTTTGCCAGATGCTCCGCCATCCATTTGTCGACGAAATTGATACCGCGTGTGCTCATCGAGCCTAAAGCTGGCAGGGCGTTTTAAGTTCCGCCACACGGCGGCCCGGCTCGCCATCGAGGTGACACAGGATTTTGGGCCGGGCCTACCTCACGGTGTGGGCGCGAGGCGATGGCATTCTGCATCACCATTCCGATCACGGCAAAACAAAAAGCCCGCCCCGGCGCAACTGGACACCAGTCGACATGAGTAGCATTCTGCTCAAAGGCAAAGGGCGCGGTGGGCATCATGCAAAAACAAATATGGGCTCTACTGTTCGCGGTTGCCTCATTCGTAATATCGCTCGTTTCAGCCGCATCAGCGTTGTTGCAATTCAATCTGTCACGCCAGCAGCTCCTGACTTCCGCGCGACCGAGCCTTGAGATCGGTATATTTTTTTCGTTTGGTACCAGTGCCAGAAAAGACACCTACGCCAGCTTGCAAATCAAGAACAGTGGCCTCGGATACGCGATCATACGAAGCCGCGAAATTAAAGTGAGGAACGTTGCGCTAGACGAAGCGGTCATGAGGGGCGACTACCGCGACAAGCAGATATCTGTTGATTTTAATTGGAACAAGATTGCTCCCGAACAAACAATCAATATGGTAACTACATGGGATGATAATCTAGATGTTGTCAATGCCGCTTGGGTAGATATCGATTATTGCTCAATCTATAAGGAATGCTTCCACCTTTGCTATCATTCTGGAATTCTTTGCGGTAACAGCCAACAGTCATACGTTTTATTCTTCCAACCCCTGGAGACACAATTTTCTTATATGCCGGCTGGCGCAAAAATTACAGTCAATCGAGATTAGCATTCGGCGCCGAGCCAGAACCGTCGGGAATCAATGTACAGGCGGTACCGCGCATCATGAGTTAGGCGCCGCGCCGAGTGGCCCTGGCCGGTGCTACCTGATGCTCAAATATGCGGTCAATGCGTTCATTGAGTCCGTGCACATCGGCTTTGACGGCATTGACGGCGGAAATGATTTGCTCCGTCGTTTCGCGGAGGCCGGCTTTCGTAATGTAGGTTTCCGCCACATGAAGCTTATGCTCGGCAAGTTGGCTATGTGCCAGGGCCGCGAGTGCAGACGCGGCTGAGGCTTGCGTGAGAGCTTCAGACTTTGCTTTTGAGATAGCCGCCTCGATCCGCCACCAAAGACCGCCAACGGCGCCAATGACGAGGATTAGAAAGACGACGTTGGCACTGAAATCGTTCGCAGCGTTCAAGGCTTCCACCCGCAGAGTTTTTCGCCCTTGCGGTTGTGGGCAACAAGGTCTTTGACCTGAGCGTCAGTCATGGCATCGATCGATGCGGCAGACGGGCGCAATGGCTTGTCGATCGCGCAAAAGCTGCCCTTGGTCGTCGCGCAGGCCGTGAGCAAAATGAGCGCGGAGAGGATCAGTCTTTTGCCCACGTCTTCGCCTCCTTGCGAACGGCATCGGGCGGCAGCGCGCCGATGTCGTTCTGAATCTGGTCCGATGTGTCGCGAGCACGAGCTTCGGCTGCGGCCTGCTTGTTGCGTTCGGCAGCGGCGCCGGCCAGGCGTTGGCGAAAGCCCCAACCCATCGCACCGAGCAACCCAGCGCCAACGGCCAGGATGGTCGGGTTGCTGAGAAACCAGGCGGTGAGCGCGGTCACAGGAGCACCCCGATGAAGATGCCGACGACTAGGCATACCGCCCCGACGATGGCGTACGGCTTGGCCTGCACGAGCTGCGCGGCGAGGACGGATCTCAGGTTTTCCACGTCATTTCTCCTCGGCGGGCGGTGGCGGCGCGACCATGCCGGCCGGCCCGTCGCGCACGGCGTTGATAACGAGCTTGATCAGCGCCAGCGTTCCGGTGACCTTCAGGGCCATTTCCGGTTGAATGCCGAACATGGTCCAATCGAAGCCGGCGACGGCGCTGATGATCAGGATCAGTGTGTTGACGAAGTTGTGGAAACTATTGGAATTGATCCACTTCATTGGAAGATGCTCCCAATCCAGGCGGTGAGGTGATGCCAGGCACCAGCAGCTGCCATGGCGAGGAGTCCGGCTGCGGCGATAATGCCGGCGATGAGACCATGGCCTTTCGGCGCGGCTGCGGGTGGCACAGGAGAGGCAGGGCGCGGGATTGGCGGCTGCGGAGCCGGGGGAAGCTGAACGGGCGCCGGTGAAGTCGCCTGTGGCGCTGTGGCGGGCTGGATCGTCATCGACAGAGCCGCCTTGCGTACACTCTCGACGCGAGAGGACCAGCCCTTGCCGAACGTCGACCACGTCGGGAGATTTTTGAGGAACGCAAGCCGCTCATCGCAAAGCGCGTCGATCACCGCGCCGGATGGCTTGGCCCTCGCTGCTGCAAGGGTGTCCGGCCCAATGCGCCCGTCCTGGTCGACGCCGACAACAGCCTGCAGATATTTCGCAGCCCGACGCGGCCCGCTGTTCACCGCGAAGTCAAAAGCAGCATAGTCGACGCCGTCGGGCAGCTCGGCACCAAGCACCGCGTCCCAATAGAAGCGCCGGTAGACGGTCGCAATCTGCGCATCTGTGATGTGGCGAAGGTCGTCCTTGGTGGCGTTTTCCTGAACGTAGAGCCGGAAATTGGCCAGCGTGACACCCTTCATGGTCGCGCCGCCAGGGTCCGCAGCATTATCCGACCATCCGCCTTCCGACTTCAAAACCAGCGCCAGCGCTCGGGCGAAATTGCGATCCATGGCACTTCCTCTCAGCTTTTGCGCAGGGTGGAGGAAAGCAGGGTGAAAATGTAAGCGGTTTGATTTTCCCGATTCACAATACAGGCGATGTTCTGGTACAGAGCCCAATTGGGGGGGGGCCAATGTCATCGAGATTGACAACTTGGTTGCGTGCCAAGGGATTACTGAAACCGAAACCTTTGGCGCCGCCTGGGGCAGTGACGGTCGGCCGCCACACCTATGGCTTGCGACCTCAGAATATCCGGTTTGCGTCGAAAGATGCGCCTTTGTGTGTCGGTGCATTTTGCTCGATCGCCGAGGACGCCACGATCCTGTGCGAAGGTCATCACATGATGGATTGCGCCACTACTTTTCCAATCGTTGAAACCCTTCTGAAGAAACCGCCCCCTATTCCCAACGCCGGCAGGAAGCGTGGAGTTACCATCGGCAATGACGTGTGGATCGGATGCGCGGCCGTGATCACGTCTGGCGTTACGATCGGTGACGGCGCGGTTATTGGCGCGAATGCAGTGGTGATAAAAGACGTTCCGCCCTATGCCGTGGTGGCCGGCGTACCGGCGAAGCACCTCCGTTATCGGTTCCCGTCCGAAACGATTGCGAAGCTTCGCGCCCTGCGTTGGTGGGATTGGGACGACGACAAGCTCAAATCCGAGGCCGAGTCTTTGGCGGGACCGATCGATGCTTTCTTAAGCCGCCACTACGCGGGCGGCTGAGATCATTCCCAGAAGACGGCGATGTTGCCGTTGTTGAAGGTATTAGTCCCGCTCAACGTTGTCAGTCGAATGCGGTCCAGCGCATTTGCACCCATGTCAATCCTGCTGGCCCCCAGATAGGTGGCTACAGCACCCGAAACCTGATTTTGGGCGGTTAGCGTGGTCGCCACCCATACGTTGCCAGTAATGCCGGCGCGGCGGATTTCCATCGCGCCTTCAAGCGGACCACCGGCAAACACGCGAAAGGACGAGGAGCCGAAACCCGCACCGGTATTAGTGGAGGAGGCAACATAAGCCGCGCTGCCAGAATAGCCGGTGGTAACGATGCCGCCTCCCGACGACCCGACCTGGACCCCCATTTCGCTGCCATTAATCCCGGTGCCCATGAACATAAGCGTGATCCGCTTAACCCAAGCGGGGATACCGGTGATATCGTAGCTAGTGGCCCCGGTGTTAGTCGGAACTACAGCGCTTGACGCAATGTTGTCGCTCCACTGGGGTGCTGTCGCCGCGTCATTCATCGTCTTGCGCTGGCCGCCGGTTCCCTTGGCAAGTCGCGCCTTGACCTTTGGCGCCGTGAAATACTCGGTATCGCCCGCCGCCGTAGCTGCTGGTATCGGCACGAACAGTTGCGTGGCTGCCCCATCCCCGATTGCCAGCACGTTGTCGTCCGTGTCCCATTGCACGCGGCCTTCGGCGGTGGGCGTTGGTGTCGTGCTCTGCTCAAGCGTTAAAGCCGGCTGGGTCAGCACATTGTTGAACGGCGCCGTGGCGGCCCGCGTGTATTCCATGCACTTCCAGTTGCCCGAGCCAAGAGACCGCCACCGCGCGGAATCGCCGGCCGCAGTGATGATGTTGGCCGCACCGGGCAGGATGAGGCTTGTCGCGTTGTGGGTGAGCGTCAGCATGCCAGTGAAGGTCGTTTCGCGCTCGATGCCGGCGCCGAGCGTCCCGAGCCCGGTAATCGTAACCGTGCCGGTGATGTTGACATAGACGCCGGTGGCGGCCGCAAGGTTCGTGGTCGCGGCCGAAGCGATGTCCGCGCCCTGGTTGTTGAGAGCGTCGTTTGCGCCATAGGAATTGGTAGCGCCAGTGCCGCCGGCCGAGACTGGCCGCGCATTGTTGGCATCAGCGACAAGATCGGCCACGAGCGCATTGTAAGGCGCGCTCGCAACGGTCGTGTTTGGCGTTGCCGTCGTCCCCGGAGGGGCTGAGTATACTCCACCAGCGCGCGGCATAGCTGCTCCGATCTACAATTTGGAGCATGGTGGCGGCGAGGCCAGTGAAACTCTAAGCCGTTTGATTTTCGGCCAATCCTCAATAGCACTCCGGGTTTCGCCTAGCGCTCTTTTCCTCGCAAGGGTTTCGCACTATCTTCCGCGCCCATGTCTCGCAACACGGTCCTTCAGCTCATAGCGGCAGCAATCACTGTTGCCGTCCTGGTCATCTTGCATCAGGGGCTAGACTGGTTCCTAAGCCGAACTTCCACGGATTTCATGGTCGGCGTGATCGTCGGCATGGCGCTGATCCTGGTGGTTTGGATCTACGAAGACCGCAAAGAACGTCGCTTAAGGGCGGTCGCCGGCAGTCGGCCCGCCGAGCAGCAGAGCGCGCGCCACACGATCGATCTGTGATTGTTGCATCGGTGAGCCGCGGCTCGCCTTCATAAGAGCGTCGAGCACGGCACTCTGCTTCGGGCCACCGGTAAGAGCCCGGGCCATATCCGATATCGCTTTCTCGTTGCCGCCGCTGCTCAGCGCGTTGATCACGCGTTCCGCCGTTTTCGTGCCGGCTGCTCGCACAGCCCCGCGAGCACCACCGGCAATGAAGCCTTCGCGCACGCCGAAGCCGTTGCTACCGCCACCATCAATCGCATCCCTAGCGCCGATGCGTGCAGCCGTCTCGGAATTGCGAGTGACAATGTTTGACGTGTCGTTGAACAATCTCTCACGGTCGAGCAGGTCGATGATGGCCTTCGCTTTGTCTGGCCCGAATAGCGTAGACAGGCGCGCCCTATTCCAGTCCCCTTCACCCTTGATGATCTGCTGCAGCGCAACCCGATCGTTAGCCTTGGTTCCTACGATCCGTTCGATTTCAGCGCGGGCTCCTTCACGAAGGCGAAGCGGAACGGCCGACGGGCCAACCTGCAAGCCCTGCGGCAAGGCCCCCTGCCTTACTTCCTGCGCCAGCTCGTCCGGGCGCGGTGCCTCTCTGCCACTGGAAAGGACGGTCTGGCCGCGTTGAACCGCTTCTTTCTGGCGCGCCAACTCCGCATATTTCGCGTCCACTGCCTTGATGCCGGGAACCGAGGCGGCCAACTCATCATCAACAGCCTGGCGGGCGGTGGTCAACGCGTTCACGTGATTGGTGCCTTGCGCTGTCTCCAGCAGATCATCGATGGCATGCCGCGTGTTCAGCAGCGTGCTGGCGTCGTTGATCAAGCCACCGGGCGCGGGCGCACCTGTCGCCCGCGCCCGAGCGATTTCCTCCGGGGTCGGCACATAGTCGAGCATGCTGCGAACGCGCTGGATACCCCTCTGCGCCTCGCCTCGAAGCCCCTGCGCTTCGACGTCCAGGTATCGAGCAATCGGCGCTGTATTGACCGGAGCAGCGTCGCGCAGAGCTTCCCGATAGTCGGGCGCCAGACGTTGCTGGTTGCGCGTTGCAGTGTCGATGATGTCAGACGGGGTGGGAGCCTGGCCAAGAGTATCGTTCAAGGCAGTGCGGATACGCCAGTTGGCGTCAGCGTCACGCGCTCCGACTGCGCCGCGAACAATTGCCTTGCCCTCGCCAGGAGTGGCCGCGATAGCGCCGGCCGTGTGCCGCAGATTGGGACCGAGATCCATCAACATGGCGTCGTCGCCAAGCTGCGACAGCGCGCCTGGGTCGACCGCGTCCTGTCGCACTGCACTGGAGAGGACTTTGGCCGCCTGCTTGTCTAGACCAAGAGCTTTGGCAATCGCACTGATTTGCACATTATCCGCGATGGCCTTGACCCCGCGCCCGATCAACGGAGCGACGATTGGCGCAGCAAGACCTAGGCCGCCGCCAATAAGGCCGCCCTTAATGGTTTCTCTTACATCACCGCCGGACCTGACGGCGGCGTCTGCCGCGTTGATGGTAGCGCCCGATCCGATACTGGCGGCATAGCTCAGCGGTTTTGAGGCAACTCCTATCCCGAACGCTTCCGGCGCCGCCGCCATAGCGGGAATGGTGCCGGCGACGGCACCGGTGATCTGGGCAGTCCTGTTGAGCGTGGGATTCATCGACTTTTCGGCTTCCGTGCCGGCCTGAATGCGTCGCATCACATCGTCGTACGGTTCTCCGTTCATCGCTGCGATAGTCGCCGCCGCAGCGCGGTCAACGCCACCCCTGATCATTGGGCCTACGATTGGAATGCCTTCCAGAACGCCACCGGACGCCGTGCGGATCTTGCTCAAGGCGTCGTTGCCATCAATCTCACCCGTAAGTCGGTTGTATCCCGGCACGCCCGGGTCATAGGCTGGGACTCCGCCGGGCTGCAGGGTGTCCGCATTGATCCCAGCGGCCGCGCGCTTTTGCTCCGGCGTCATTCCCTGCATCTGTTGCGCGATCTGGATACCAGCTTGGGCGCGCGCGCTGGCTGCTGCCGCCTGTGGGCTTTGATCATTGTTCCCCACGCCGGGCAAAGATTTGGAAATCTCTTCAACCGCTGCATTCTGTTGGTCGGGCGACATGGACAGAAACGAGTCGTCAACGTTGATCTTGCGACCGTTGATGTTGAGCGTAGCCATTAAGGTTCGATGCTCCACTTCAGGCCATTGCTCGTAGTGCCGCCACCGGGGCCGGCATTGCCCGCTGGCGGCGCACCAGAGCCTCCCGTTTTAATGGCGTCGACCATCTGCCGGATTCGAGCAAGTTTGTCGTTGAGCGACTGTTTCGCCTCGCCTGGCTTGGGAGTGAGGATTGCCGCCTGGTTCTCGACTTCAGCCGGCGCCGCAGTCGCCCCGGACACGCTGTAGAGATAGGACGCGATGATCGTCTTCAGCGAGTTCGAGGCGCGCTGGTATTCTGGCGATTTCAGATAATCTGCGCCGTAGTCAGACCCATGCGGGATTGCTGACAGCGCCTGATCCGACGGGTTGGACAGAGCGGAGAAGTTTTTCTCGACAATATCCAGTTCTGGCGCGACCACCGAATAGAGCTTGTTGTCACGCATCTGCTGCTCGTTCGGCGGCTTGGACTTGGCGCCAGTCAACGGGATCATTCCCGGCCGGTCGGCACCTGTCGGCGCATTTTCCGCGCGCGGGCTAACCGCCGTGGGTGAAGCCGGTGCAGTGGCAGCTGGCGGAGGCGGGGCCTGCGGCGCGATCGGTGCGGCTTGCTGCTGGGGCGCGCCTTGAGGGACAATTGGGATAGCCGGGCCGCCCGGCTTCGCCTGACCGAACACGCCCTGTGGCGTCATGAAAATCAGTTCGCCATTGGGTCCGGTGATGGTCTTGCCCGCACCGAGTTGCTGAGCCTGTTCAGGCGTCAGACCGCCGCTGTCCATGAGACCGTTGAGCGCCTGAGCTTCGACCGAATTGCCCGAGAAGCGAAACTGGCCGGCATTTGCGCCGCCGCCGATGGCCTTCGTCTCGCCCGTGCGCTTGTTATACAGCGTTCGGTCGTCCAGCTTCTCCCAATCGGTTTGCTGGCTGGTGTAGACGGCCTGGTGTGTCTTGGGGTCAACTAGCGAGCCGCCGACTTCCACCATTTTGTTCTGANCCGCCTCGAGCTTCCGCTCATCGAGATCGAGACGCGCCTTTTCGGCCGGCGTCATCTGCGGATTTTGCAGCCGCTCTGTCTCGATCCTTGTTTTCTCCATTTCAAGCCGGTTTTTTTCCATCTCCAGGAGCGTGGCAGGATCGTTCTGCTTCATCTTCTGAGCCAAGAGCCCGTTGATTAGAGCGCGCTGTTCCGGCTTCAGCCATGGATTTTGAGCAGCCTGCATGAGCTGCTGCACGCTCGGGCCACCTTGGCCGGGCGCTACAGCGTCGGCGCTGCCGCCGGCGATCACCGGGAGATTGTCGGGTGCGGGCTGCCCCCCGCCCTGCGGAGCCGGCATGCTGGTTTCAATCCAGCCGCTATCGCCGGTTGCGCCGGCCATGCCGGTCGTCTGCGCATACTGATAGGTCTTGCCGTCAGCGCCTTTGCGGATCTCGCCGGGAGCGCCTGGGCCTTGTGGCTTACCGGATTGGTCGGCACCGGCCACTGGCTGCATCTGCATCGGATTGCCGCCCATCGGAAGCGGGTTCATCATCTGGCCAAGGACGCGCTGACCGGCCGGGGTGACGGCGCCAGGACCGCCAACCGCACCAGGCTGAGCCGCCGGGGCACCCGTGAGCGCTGCGGCGACATCCGGCCGGGCCTGCGGGACTGGCGCTTGCTGAGGAAGCTGTAGAGCGGCAGCAACCGGGTTTGCCTGCGGCGGCACGCCGATGCTCGGGTCGAGCGATGCGACCTGCTGCCCCTGCGGAGCGCCTGACAGTGCATTTGCGACCGGGGCGCCGTCAGCAGACCCGAAGCGCTTCTGGTAGGCAAGCGCGTTGGCAAGGCGGGTGCCTTCGCCGCCCTTGTCGTAGGGCGAGCCGTAGCGAATGAAGCCCTTCAACGCGGCGTTCGCGCCTTGCACATCGGTCGCCTTGGCGAAGGCCGCGCCGCCCGGATCGACAACTACAGTCCCGGTCTTGTCGGGCACGATCCCGGCTTCCCGCACATAAAAGTCCATCTGCGTTTCTGGATCGTTGGCGGAGCGGCCGGTTGCCTTGGCAAAATTCTCCAGCGAGGATTTGCGGCCCTCTCGCCATTGCGTGAAGCCTACCGCGCCCTCGCCCGGATTCACCGCGCCAGGCCGAAACTCACTTTCCTGTTTCCAGTTGCCGAGCGTGGCGAAAGCCTGCGCGTCGTTGAGGCCTCGTGCCTTCAGGCCGGCGTAAATCGTCTGGGGATCGACCGAGCCGGCCGCGCTCTTGCTGACATCGACCGACGGCAGAGCGCCATCCGGCGATGCGACTGCGCCGGTCGGAGCCGCCGGAAACATCCCGCCGTTCAAGGCCTGCGCAACGGCGCTCGACGCGCTCGCGTCCCCTGCCTTCTGCATGGCGTCGGCCTTGTTTTCCGTCAGACGGTACCCGAGAGCATCACCGATCGCCGAAAGGCCCTCGCCGACGTTCTTCGGTGCGCGTGGGGCGGAAAGCGCGTCCGCGATGGCGCGGAGGCGTGCAAGCTCTTCTGGCGATGAAACCCCAGTGTTCCCGCCAAAGATGAACGACGGCTGGACGCTCATGCAAGTGCCCTCTCGTAGTCGACTGCGTCGAAGCCGCAAACCTGGCGAACTGCCCAAGGCCGCACTGCGCGCACCTCATCGGCCATCAACCCGACATCCGAACCGCCCCAGACATAGTCAAAGGCGTATTTCGTCAGACCGTTGGCATATGAGCCGATTGCGCGGATGTTTCGTTTCAGGCGCCGGTCGGAATACTTGATCGCCGACGCGCCGAGTCCGAACAGGCCGCCAAGAATTCCGTTCTGGTTGGCAACGTCCTGCTGCCAGGCCTGGAGTTTCTGATTGTAGTTGGTGTTGATCAGCCCAGCGACGTCGGTCGTCGGAATGGTCGGCTCCTGCGGATTGATCAGGTTCGGCTGCGAGACTTGCGAGCCTGACAGAAGCGCCGTGATCTCGTTGATTGGCTGATTGCGCGTAGCCTGGCCTTCCGAAAAAGCCTGTCCGTGACCAGTCAGCAGCAACTGATTGTAGGCATCGTTTTCATTCTGGCCTTCTTGCGTCTGCGCCGCTGCGTAATTGTCCGAGCCGGGCCGGATGCCTCGGTTGAGCAGGTCTGCCTCATTGGCCGCACGGCGCTGGTCCAGCATCGGCTGAAGGCGCTTCGAGCCAAGATCGATCAAGCGCGCCTCTGTCGCATCGTTCGAGCCGTCGAACGGCTTCGACATGTAGTCCTTCAGAAAGCCCGACTGATCATTGGCCAGCGTGCTTAGGTTGAGCTTGGAGGCGTCAGACTGCGTCTTGATCGCCTGCTGCTCGGGAGAGAGCGTCTGCGTGGCCGTGTATTGCGGGATATCGTAGGTTTTTCCCGTATATGGATCGTTCCACTTGTAGGTGCCGCTCTGAGTGTAGTTTAGCGACCCGTCAGGCGTGACCTGGTTGACGTTGCCAAGATTGGCGTTCGCAACAGCGGTGCCAACGTTGGTCGACGTTGATGCAGCCGAGGTCTCTTTCGGATCGGGCGGGGCCGGTGCTGATGGGGCGCACATTCTATTGCTCCTGAAGGAAATAGGTCATGGCGATAGCTGACCGCTTGAAGCCTACGCGCTCACACATTTTCGCCACGCGTAGATCGGTCGCGATGGTCACATGCGCGCGCTGACATCCGCGCTCTTTCAACTCCGCCAGGATATGCCTCGTGAACCGTCGGCCGACCCCGTTTCGATGGTCAGCGCGCATGTAGATCGTGTCTTCAATGCCGATCAGCTCGGAATTGTGCATGTCCTGCGTGATCCAGATGAAAGCGTAGCCTACGGCCTCGGCATCCTTCCTGACCACGAAGCACAGGAGATGCGGAGCCCTGGCATAGGTGGTCACGCGCGGCTTGAAATCGCCAATCTTCATGCCCTCGGCGGCCATGCGCGCCTGCATTTCGCCGTAGTGCGTCCTGCACAGCGGCTCAAGCTCGGGCCATGCCGTGCCGAAATCCTCGATGGCGATATCGTAGCTCATACGACTACACCTCCGTCCTCGAAGGTGACGTCCATCTGCACGAACTCAGTCACCGGCCGCTGGCTGAGAAAGCCGGTGATCTGCAATTGAGGCTGAACCACGTAGCCGGTCTTGCCGATCGAGATCCATTGGCCGCCGCCGACGGTGGCAACCGGTGCGGCCTGGTCCCATTTCATCACATCCCACTGGCCAGAATCCCAAAGGTCGACTGTGCCGCCATCTGCGCCAGTAGGTGCTGGCGGAAGCGAGACGGAATAGTTTACCGAGAAGGAGATTTGCGGCGTGTAGGGCGTGGCGCTGAGAAACGTCGCGCGCGCCTCACGCACCGTCTTTAGCCGGCCAAGCGACTTCATATGATCAGGGTTGCCCACATAGGTGTAGGCAATCGGGTTGCCGTCGTCGCTCCCGTTGATCTCGCCCTCGTAGACCTTGCCGTCATTGGTGCCGAAGAACAGCCGGGAATTGTGAAGCTCGATGCATCTCGTGGCCCAGCCGACGAACTTGCACCAAGCGCCGGTTTCAAGGTTGACCACGAACGCCCACGACTCCTGACCCGTCGAGGTAATCGGCAGCGAGACAATCGCGTAGTTCATGTCGGGCCACTTGACGATTTCCCAAGGCAGGGAAATGCGTCGGGCCGCTTCACGCTTCCAATCGGGTTCGATGTTGCGCGAGATGGCCGCGAGCGATAGGGCCGCTGCGTCCTTGGTGATCGCCGAGGAGATCGGGACCATCCCCTCTTTGGTCAGGATGATCAGGTCGCCACCCGCACGCATCGTGCCGCGCTTGCCCATCGGAGCGGTGATGTCGTAGCGACCAACCAGGTTCCAATCCGCCGCAGTGGCGCCCGCCGGGTTCGAGCCTTCATAGATCGCCGCCTCGCCTTCCGTGGTGGCGAACACGCATTTGTCATCGATGCCGGAACCGGTATCCATCGACCAGGTGGCGCCGAACAGCAGCGAGCCGCCGCGCTGGAAGACGCCCGAGAGGTTCAACGTGCCCATTGCGCCCGTGACGCTGTCCACCGGGAGATAGCGGGCGCGCATGGTGCCACCCTCGATGAAAAACAGCCGGTTGCGATAGCCCCAAACGTGGGAGAGCAGCGACGTGGCTACGCCGGTGATCGCCGCCGAAACCTGGACAACGCCCGTCGGAATGTTTGCCGTTGCCGACCCGCCGCCCCCAGTGATGATTTCGTTGTCCTGGAACGTGCCGGTGATCGACTGGATCAAGAGCGAGCCGGTTGCTCCAGCGTCGACGTTCTTGACTATGGTTGCGGTTGCTCCGCTCGTGCCGCCAGTGACCGTGCCAGAACTTGGGAAATTGACGGTCTGCGCGTCAAAATTCAGCCGGTAAGTTGCCAGCCCATTGACCGCCGACCAGCCGAAGGTCTGGCTGTAGAGCTGAAGAAAATCGGTGCCGTTGACGGCCACAACGAAGCTATCGCCCGACGTCGTGAAATTCACATAGGCGTAATAGCCAGAGGTCTGCCCGGAGACATCGGCGGCGGGTGGGGTCGCGGGATCGGCCGGACTCGTCACATCGCGGATGGAGTTGATGTCGCAGGCCCAAATTTTCTTGGTGCCGTTCGCGTTGTAGGTGATGAAGCTTTCGACGGGATTGGCCGAGATGGTCGCGCGCTTGATCGAGCCGCCGCGCATCGCAATGCCGGTCGAGGTCGGGAGCCAGTTTTCAAGGATCTGCGCGGAGAACGGCGCCGACTTGACCAGGCTGCGGTTTGTCACCCAGCCGGCGACAGGGGCGCCGAACGTATAGGGGTTGGCTACCGCCCTCACCTGAACAGGAACGGCCTTGCGCCTGCCGGGGAAGCGCTCCATCCTCACACGGCACCTGTGACCGTTCCAGGCCACGCGATGCCACGCCCGCGCCAACTTACCGGGGGTTGACCCGAGAGGACGGGCTTCGATCCGGTGTCCTTGTCCATGTCGCGCAGGAGCAAGGTCTGGTAATCGTCCATCGCCTGCTCGTAGGCTTGGCCCTTGTTCTGCTTCCACCGATAGATGATGGCGAGCTTCAGCAGCCTTTCGGACAGCCGGAATGTGTCGACGTCCTCCGTAAACATGGTTTTCAGCGAACCATTGCTGGCGCTGACAAGCTGGTTGGACAGATAGAAGAATTTCACCGTCTCAGTGGCGGCCATCACCGGCCAAAGGTGAAACTGGTTGCCAAAGATGATCCAGTAGCCGTTGACGGTGGCGATCGGTCGAACCTGAAGCTCGGTCCACTGGTCGGGCTGGCTCAAATGCATCGTCTGCCACAGCCAGCGCGACGACCACATGGAGGAGGTCTTCTGCATGCGTTTGAAGTCGCTCGGCATATCGAATGCCGATGCGACCCCATCGCCCGTGATGGTGTAATAGATGAGCAGCTTTTGCCAGTCGTAGGAGTCGGCAATCTCGGCCGCCATGACGTTGGCAAGCTCCTGCATCTCGACCATTTCCCGAGTGGTGGCGCCATAGACCTGCGTCGGCACATCGAGGCCGATGACGGTTGCTGCGCCTTGCACCACATCGAGGATTGCCATCAGGCGGCCTTTTCCTTCGTCTTGGCCGGCTGAGTACGCTCCTCAAGCAAAGCTTCCATCGCAGCCATGCGCTCGGCCATCTGCTCGATGATGGCGTCCTTCTTGGCTTCCCGCTCTGCCGCCTTGGCAACGTCGCTGTTGTCCAGATAGAGCCGCGCCTGCTTGCGCTTGTCGCGCATGTTCGGAAGGTGGATCTTGTCCGCCTGCCCTTCGGTGAGGTCGCGCACTTCCTCGACCGTGCGAATACCGGCCACGCGCAGCACGTCGGCTTCTTCCGGCGAAACCCCCGCCCATGCCGCCAGAGGCGTACCGTTGACCGGGATATCGCGACCCTGTTTGAATGCCTCGTAAGCCGGCTCGATCTGGTTCCAGCGATAGGTCATGAAACGCAGCTTCTCGCCATCCTGGTCCTCCCCCATCTTCTCGGGATCGGGCACCATGAGGCGCACGCGTTCCGTGGTGCGGGTGGCCAGCGGCGAATGACGCGGCGAATAGGTCACCCAGTCTTCAGGCTGGCGCTCCATGGTGCGGCGCCCGCTGGCATCGACCTTGTAGCCCTTGGCATCGCAGCGTTCGGTCTCGGGATCGCCCTTGACCGGAAGCATATCGTATGAGGTCTTGAAGCTGATGACGCGGATCAGCGGGATTTCTTGATCGGCCATTGAGCTGGCTCCTAGTTGCCGTTGATGATGTCGAGAAGCTCAGGGAACTCCGCCAGGAGGGCCGCCCATTCGTCCTCCGCGACCTGTTCGGCCTTGGCCCATTCGAGGGCCGCGCGACGCTCGCCGCCGTTCCACAGCCTGCGAAAGCGGGAGAAAAGCAGGCTGTCTATGTCTACGGCCGGCGCGCTGGTATCCTGTTCGATGACTTCGGCGGCCGTGGTCGGCTGCTCATCGGCTATATCAGGCGCGTTCGGCGACAGAATCTCCGCCGGGTTAACCTCTGTCGGAGCGCCTGGTTCGGCCTTCATCGGATCAAGCTGGGTCTGCACGGTTTCGTCGGCCATCTCGGGCACTCCTTTACGATGACGGGGATGGGCGGGGCTCGCGCTCCGCCCAAGTCAGGTCAGCACGGGAAGGCGCACATGATGATCTTGGACGAGGCCAAGATGCAGTAAGCGCAAACCGTGTCGGTGACAGCGGCGGCGACCTTCAAGGTGCCGTCAGTGGTGACAGAGAGGACCAGGGCATTGCCCGAGGCACCGGAAACAAGTGCCGTGGTCAGGGTTGCAACGCCGCGCACCTGAATCCAGCCGTATTCGCCGTTGCCCGGAGCGCCGGCAAGAACACCTGCACCGTTCGCACACGTGTCGGACACGTCGGATGTCACTTCGTTCGTGACGCCGGTCGACGTGCCGCCGGGGGCATAGAACCCCACGGCATTGCCGACCACGGCCGCAATCGCGCCCGCGCCGCTGTTGTATTTGACGAACCGATAGGTCTTGCCGTCGTACGACTCATAGAGGTCGCCGACTTTCGGAGCCTTGCCGGATTCGGTGCCGGTCAGCTGACCAGCGGTGAACGTCTTGGTGACGTCGATACCAACGAAAGAGGTCATTTGCTTCGCTCCTTACGACGCGTCGATGAGGACGCCCTGAAGCGACCTGTTCGAGCAGACGAGGTTGCCCATCCAGTAGAAAGGAATGACAACCGCATCCTGGTTGACGGGCTTCTTCTCGTCGTCCTGCGTCCACTGCGCCTCCTTATGCTGGTCGACGTAGAGGTAGTCGGAGTTGATGAAGTAGCCCTTCTCGGCCGTGGTCGTGAAATTCGTGTTGTCATCGAAGATCACGTCGGCGGTCTTGTATTTCAGGCCGATAAAGCCCGACTGGGCCATGTCGGCATCCATGTAGCGCTGGAGCTGCTGCTCACCGGTCTCGTAGAGGACGTAGAAGTCCTGCGAGAAGATGATCAGGTCCGGCTTGTCGGCGCCGCGATTGAGCGGGAGCCAGAGCGAGCCCATGTCAGCTTTGAAGGCTGCGGCGTTGGCGGCGTTCGGGGTCGCGGCGGTGTTGGTGCCGGTCGCTTCCTTGAACTTGTTGCGCCAGAAGGTCCACGTGCCGGAGTCGATGCCGCCGACCGTGCCCTGCCCGTTCGTCTGGATGATATTCGCCAGGCCGCCAATCTGGTTGGACAGCGAGCCGTCCGAGTAGAGATCGACGGAGAAGTTGTTCGCGGCGGTCTTCAGCGCGTTCGCCTTCTTGGTCTTGACGAGGTTGATCATCTGGAACTTGCCGGAATTCTGGCGCAGCTCCTTGCCGCTCGAGACGACGTGCAGCGCCACCTGGCACCAGTCGTATTTCGCGGAGGTGACGACGTCCGAGCCGTTAGTGTTCAGCGTGTCGAGGCCGGCGTAGCGCTGATAGGTGCCGTTCTCGGCGTATTCGAGCTGCACCTGAATTTCGGTGCCGCCGTCCAGATCGCGGATCTTGTTCTTCTTCTTGAGACGATTGAGAAGCGCGTTGTTTTTCGAAACGTTGTCCGCCACTTCGGTAGCGCTATTGCGCAGGGTGGTGGACACCATTTCCGTAAAGACTGTCGACGGACCAGCCATCGGATTTAACCTTTCTGATTGCGGTCATAGACGGCGGCCAATTCCTCATCTTCGGTGAGGACGCGCGCCTTGCCTGACTGCGTTGAGGGGATGTTGACGCCGTTGGCGCGCTTCGCTGCCTCAACCTTTGCGGTGTCCTTTGGCGCGGCTGGTTTGCCAGCGGCGGCCTTGGCCCGGAGGTCGGGGTCTGCGTGTACGGCCATGTCGTAAGCCAGGTTGAACACGGCCTCTTTCGAGGCGGCGTCACCGAGCTTCCTTCGCGCCTTGTGAATGCTCTCGACCATGTCGGTCTCAGGGATTTCCGAGTAGAGCGGCTTGTCGGCAGACAAGCGGGTCAACTCTTCGGCGGCCGTGGTCTGCTGGTCGCGTTCCTGAAGCCTCTGGTTAATGCGGTCATCGATACTCGCGGGGTTACCGACAGACGCGAGCATCTGCTTCAACCCGGCGATTTCGCGCCGCAATTCGCTTTCGCCCTGCTGGACGGTCTGACCGAAGGCGGCCGCAACCTTGTCGCGGATGCCGTACCGGTCGATGATTGACATGATGGTCGGGACCGGATTTGCATCCATGTCCCGCTGGACGTTGAACAGGTATTCCACCGCCTGTGCCGGGGTGACGACCTTGCCATCAATCTTGGCGCCGTGGTTGGGGTCAAAATACTTGCCGTTCTTGTCGAGCACTTCCTGTAGCGGCTTGAACGCCGAAGCCTGCCGGCCATGGTCGGAAAGGCGGCCCTGGAGCTCCTGCTCACGCGCAGCGACGAAGGCGCGCACCTCAGGCGGAGCCTTGGCCCATGCATCCTTGATCGCGTCGGCGCCCTGGATGCCCTTCCAGTTATCGGGCAGCGGTGCGGCGTTGGCATCGGGCGTAGCGACGACAGGAGCGGCAGCGGCTTCGCGCTTGGCCGGATCGGGGCTGGCAAACTTGCCGCCATCACGCTCCGCGCCATTGTCCCGCTCGTGCTTGTTCCAGACTGCTTCCAGCGCGGAATCGGGATTGGCCTGGGCGCCGCCATTGTCGTTGGACAGGGCAGCATCGACAACGGCAGAACCAGGCCCGGCCGCGCCGCCAGGGTCGGAACTGGTCACGTCAAGGCTCATTGGAACTCCTCGGCGACTTTGAGACCGCGCTTTTTGCAAAACTCAGGATTGCGGAACTTCGCCTGCCCCTTGGTCGGGCCAAGGCTGGGCTCGTATTCGACACAGTTGTTGCGCTTGAGATCATCGCGGCGCTCCGAGCGCGTGGTGATCATCCGGCCATCGATCGGCGAGGCGTAAGCGGGAATGTCGGAGATAATTGTTGGCATGGTGAGCTTGCCGGCGAACGGCTTCTCCATCGGCACGCCGGTCTGGCGGTCCACGAAGATTTCACCATTGAAGCGATAGCGGGCCATCAGAAGCGCAGTCCCACCAGAAGCGTGGCCGTGGTCGCGGCCATGATCTTGGTGGCCTTGACCCAGATCGTCGTTCCGACGGGCGGAGCGGTGAAGGTGACCAGCGAGCCCTTGAGAGTAGTAACCGTGACATTGCCCGCGCCGCCGACGTAAATTCCCTCCACGTTGACGATGGTGGAATCGCTCGGCGTGATCGCAATGGCGTCGGTCGGGGCAAATGGCGACATCTCGGCGAAATCCCTGTTCAAAGGGAGGATGCGAGATGGCACTGTGAAATTGTAAGCCGTTTGAAATTCAGGCCAGAAGCAGCGCCAACATGGCGTCATCATCGGCCATCGAGGCGAGTTCGCGCTCAATCATAATGTGGCCCAATTTGGCGTCGAGCCCGCCCACCGAGCCAGGCAGCGGCGAAGGCTGTCCGGGCATCAGCGCCACCAGCGCGGCGAGGATCTGCGGCGTGAGTTCGAACGAACCGATGATCTCGTCAACCGTCGGCTCTTCTGTCTGGTTGAGGTCGACAACCTTGCCATCGCGGACGTATTTTATTGGGCGCTTGTAATAGCCGGCGCGGCCACCGTCGCCAGGGTAGAGCGCGACCTGAAGCACCGTCTGAAAGGCGTTGTTCTGGAACGCATTGGTTTGGAAGGCTGCGAAGGCCATCCGCTTAGGCCGCCACGCCCTTGATAACGTTAAAATTGATCACCGGCGCATCGGTGGCCGTGCCGCCAGTGGTGTAGAAGGTGATGCTAAAGCTGCCAGCGGCTACTGCCGTCACAATGAAATTGTAAAGGTTTGTGCCTGACTTCTGGCTAAGCGAAATCGTGTCCGTCGCTGCCACCGTGCTGTTTGTCACAACGAAGGTGGCAGCCGTTGCCGACCCGGCCGCCGAAAACATGGTGATAGCACCACTCGTCTTGTTCAGCGTAACACCGGTCGTCCGGCTTGTCGCTTGGGTGACGGTGCCGCCCGCGCCTGTGGAATAGCCAACGCCAGCAGTCCCGGACGACAGGATTGCAGCAGTTGCAGCCAACGACGTGGCAGACGCCACGCCAAGGCTCGGGGTTACCAGAGCGGGCGATGTCGTCCTGACTAGGGCGCCAGTCCCGTTGTTCGCGTTAGCGGCCACACCATTGATGAGCAGGGAATTGCCCGCGCCTGCGGTATCGAAAGTCTTGTTCGTGAGCGTGTCGGTGGTCGCCCTGCCGATCAGCGTATCGGTTGCCGCGGGCAGGGTCAGCGTGCCGCTGGCTACCGCTCCAGGCTGGAGCAGCGTCGTGCCGCTTGTGCTGCCGTTGAAGACGACGTTCCGGCCGATCTTCGAACCCAGAATATCGAGAATGAAATTGGTGGTCAGGCCGGAATTGTCGACAACGGCGGCGCCGGTCGTGCTAATATTGTCGGCAATGGAATTGCCAGTGGCGCCCGCGTTCAGCGTTACGGCGCCGCTCAGAATGTTCCCAGTGAAGTCCACACTGCTGGCAGTTGCATCGAGTGTGACGGCGCCGCCGAATGAGCAATGCGTGATGTGGTGCTGGGTGCCTAGAATAGTTGTAAGCACGTTGGCAACGCGGTGGCCGAGCATGAACACGCGCCCCGTCGTGTTGCCTGTGAAATCGACACCTGCGGAGAACCCGCCCTGCACTGTCGTTATATTGCCGTTCTGGAACTTGAACAGCACCCCGCCGCCCGATCCCGGATTGACAAACAGGCGATAGCCGAACGTCGTGCTTTCCGTGGCTGGCATGACGATGCACGGATCCGTGGCGACATGGCAAAGGAAATACCCGCCATAGCAGCGGAAGCGCCCACCAACGCCGCCAGTAGGGAACTCCATGCAAGGGCCGGCCATGTCGTTGATAAACGGATCACGGATGACCTGGTCATTGCCTTGGTCGATAACTATGCCGCGTCCTGTCCAAGTCCCGCCCACGCCCTGGAGCAAGGGACGGACAAGCATGGAAGCGTCACCCATGCGGATCATGTCGCCGTTAAAGCCTTTCAGCCAGGCGCCTTGGCCGAACACGGCTGACGGGAAGCCCCAGCCCCATTCGAGGCATACGCCGGCCGGGATGTTAATCTGGGCCGTGATCGTGTGCGCCCGGGCATTGTACGCCTTTCGCCCGGGGTTGCCGTAGCAGTAATCCAGCAATGACTGGATAGCGGCGGTCTGCACGGCATTGCTAAGAGAGGCCACGCCGCCGAACATCGTCTCATTGGGCTGCGCCTCGTCAACATCCCACCAGCCGCCGTTAGTTACGTCGGTCGTGCCATTCGGCAGGAACCGGTCAGTCGAGCGGATACCGCCCCATGCTGGCTGGACGGCTACGCGCACACGCTTATGACTTCCGCCATCGGAAACAACGGCATAGGCGCCGAGTTGAACGGCCACGATGGCGGCCGGGACGGTCGCGGCGGCAAGCGCAACTGTTGTGCTGTAGAAAGCTTGGACAGTAAGACCCGTCGCCGTGGCAATGCGCAGATCGGCCGCCGTCGAGAAATCCGAGATGGTGGCCGCTAGCTGCGTGCCCGTATGATTGGCGCGCGCCAGGAGGAAAGCATCGCTGGAGTTGGCCGTGGCCCCGGTGGCAATGCCAGCAAGCTTGGTGCGCTCGGTCGCCAGGAACGCCTTGTTGGTCGTGCCGTCGGTGAGAACGTCGGCCGATTCCGTACCGGTGTGGTTCGCTCTGGCAAGCAGGAAGGCGTCCGAACTGTTCGCTGTGGCGCCGTCGGCGACGTTCAGCAGCGTGCGCGCCTGTGCTGGGGTCAATTCCTCGGTCGGGCCGGTCAATGCGCTCACGCGGCCAAGGATTGTCGCCGTGGCCTGCGTCAACGCATGTTCATCGTTCCAGTTGGATGGCTGGACAATGGTCGGGTCGCCCGCGTCGGGAATGGCCGACGTGAATTTGTGCTTCAGTGAAATGGTCATTGCATCGGCACCGTTTCAACGCCGATCGGGCGCCCTTGCTGGTCTTTGATGACTTTCTTCGGGGCAGTGAGCGCCTTGGTGAGCATGGCCATGAACTGGCCGAATTGCTCGCGCTGCAGCGCCATTTCCTTCAGCACCGCCTCGCCGTCCACCTGATCGGCAGGCGGCGGCGCGATGACGCCATGCTCGGCCAATGTCTGGCTTTGCTGGGCCTGCGCGGCCTGCTGCTTCGATTTCAGGTCGAGCGCCGCCTTCTGCATGTCCATTCCGTGCAGCTCGCGCTTGTGCTGCATGTCCTGCTCGGCCTGCGCTTGCTTGAGTTTCGCGTCACTGACTTTTGCCGCCGCATCCGCCTCTCGCGCCTTCGCTTCCGCTTCAGCTTTTTGTTGTTTGGGGTTAGGCGGCGGAGGCTGCTCGGCCTGCGTCTTGGCATCGGCGATCATCTTTTCAAGCACGTCCTCGACTGACTTGCCGAGATTGAACAGGCGCGAGTTGGCCGCGAAGATTTCAACAGCTACGTCCTTCGACAGAGCGCCCTGCTGCACGAGCGGGCCGACGGCGGCCCAATACGCTCCGGCTCCTTGCAGGAACTCAGCCGCTTCGGCCTTCTGCCTCGACAGGTCTGCCTTGACCGTTGAATCGCTTTCGACGTCGATGCGATACATCGTGGCCAGGCGCTTGGTGAGGAGCTTCTGCACTGAAGCCATCTGGGCAAGCTTGGCCTGGCGCGCCTTCTCGGCGTCCTGCGCGGCCTGCATGGCGGCCTGGATCTGCTGCTGCTGCTCGGGTGGCACCTGTGCGCCTGGCGGCGGCGGTGGCGGTGGCTGGATGGGCGTCAAATCCTGCTGTGTCGGGATGATCTGGACGCCGGTCATCTCCTGCAATGTCTCATGTGAAAACTTGCTCGGGATAAGCTCGGCCATCATCACGAACAGATCGCGTGCGCCGCGCTCCATCATGCGTTGCATCTTCTGAATGCGCAGCGAGCCCCATTGCGTCTTGATCTGCTGCGCGCCCAAGGTCTCATCGGCATTCGAAGCGCCGCGCACGATGTCGGAAATGCCGGTGATCTCGTAGATGGCCTGCTTGGTTTGATCCCGGGCGGTATAGAGCTGGGTTAGGACTTGCGCGTATTTCTCGATCGGCCAGAACGCGACCGCGCCCTGAAGCCCGCCATTGGCAGCCCAAATCTCAACGTCTTGGATCGGCACGAACTCATCGTCGTCTGCCGCAACCATGGCGCCCATGTCGGCTTGCGAGCCTGGATACCAGCCTTTGACGCGCATCTTGTTGGTGATGATGTTGATGCGCTTGGTCGTGAGATCCAGCTCATCAGCGAGCTTGCAATAGACCGAGAAGGGATTGACCGGCATCAGGCGGCCGGTGAGTTCGATCGGCTGCACAGGCGTGGCGATGCAGAAGAAGTCCGTAAGGCCCAGCGGGTCGTCAACGGTCTTGAGGATGACGCCCTGATCGTCAACGAAGTAGACCTTGCGCTCGGACTTGCACCAGATCTCCCAGCCGGTCAGGTCGCTATCGGATTCGCCGCGCGCCCGTTTTTCTTCGTCTGACGTCTGGATGCCGATTGACCCGACGTCGAACGCGGTTTCCTCATCCTCTCGCGGAACGGAGAAGCGGAAGGCATCCCAAGGACGGTCGCACCAGCGCTTTGCCGGGCCGTGGCGATAGTCGCGCCAGCTTACGGCTTCGAAGGTGATTTGCTCGTTTGCCAACCGCTCGGCGCCGGCAGGGGCCGCAGTCCCAGGCTGACCGTCTGTTCCGCCTTGAGCTTCAGCCACATCAGCAGCAGGACGTTGGGTGTCATACCCGCCGACGTCGTCGCCCTCGGTGCCGTTGGCTGCTTCTGCGATTTCGAGGTCATCAGTCCCATCCTTTACGATATCGCTCTTGAACCGAAGCCTGATAACCCCGCGCCCCGCAAGGAATGCGTCTTGCGCCTCGCCCTCAAGCTCGACCTGGAGCTTGCCGTCATCCACCTGGATTTTGATCGCACGCTCAAGGATCTGCGCCACGTCCTTGGCGGCTGGATCTTCATCGTTGAAGCGGCGGCGAATGTCGGGCTGTGGCGGGCTGTTTATGACCGCCGGCACGATGGTCTCTACGTTGGCGAACAGGATGTTGAAATCGTACGTGGCGCCGAGCGTGGTTGACGAGCTGTAATCGCGGCTCGATACCTCGCCAGTGAATGCCTTGACCGCCTTTTCGGCGTCGTCCATCCACTGCTTTTCAAGCTTGCCAGCGGCCTCGACACGGGCAAGCCATTTGGCGCCCTCTTTGCGAAGTGCCTCGCCCTGCTTTTGCTGATCGGCAGTCCGCGCGTCTTTCTTGGCCATGCCGACAGGATGGCCGTGCCAGGTGCGAAACTATAAGGGGTTTGATTTTCGGTCAGCGGCGGCCACGACGCCGCCTGATCATCGCATCAACGGCCTCTTTCACTGTCTGGCCGCTCCGCACCGAGCCATCCGGCATGGCCTGGTAGGTTTCCTTGTTCTCGACAGGCTTGACCGCCGCAACGATAGCCTCACGCCATGCCAGGCCGAGATAGCGCCACGCAGAACCGATATGCTCGGCCCAATCCTTGTAGGGATTCTCGAGGAACGTCTTGCGGTCATCGTCCCACTCTCGACGGTAGCTCTTCAGCCCTTCGATGCCGAGTTGCACTCGCTCGCTGCGCTCATCGTCTGCCCGATGGAAGTATGAGACCTTGATCGCGTTGCGGCCGGCATGGATGCCATCTGCGACCGCGATGCGCTTCACCAGCTTCGGCTTGCGCTTCATTGCCTTGAGCATGTCCCACCGGGTGTGTTTGGCGCCCCACACCGGGTCTAGAACGTCATCAGGCACATAGTCGTCGCCGTGATAGCCCTGCTTGTCCAGCCATTTGCACCAGTCCTCAAGGTCGTCGGTGTCGGGCCGGTAGAAATCGACCACGTAAATCTGGCCGTTGATCACCTGGATGCACCAGAGCGGGTTGTTGATCGCTTTGCCCAAATCCCAAATCGTGTGCACTGGGTGATTGGGATCGATCGGCACGACCTGCATGCGCCCTGCCCGCTCCGCGCGCGCCATCTCGCCGCCCCAGTACGATCCGACCATCGCGCCGGCAAACGAGCACTCGTATTCCTGTTCATAGAACGACAAGCCGAGTTCGGCGCCGTGAAGATCCTGGTACTCCTGAAGCGCCTCGGCCAGATCCTCGGGCGATAGCGCTCCGGTCTGATCGATCGACAGGATTTCGGCAAACCACTTATTATTGGTGCGTGCGCGATCGAACATCGTCTTGGCGTGGTTGTTGCCGCGCGGCGTGGTGATGAAGGCAGCAAAGCCTCCGGATTCGCGGATCATCGGCGAGTGATATGCCCATGCGCTCGGGTTGCTCAGCGCCCATTCGGAATAGGCGATGCCCTTCGGACCGGAGCCCACCGTGCTGTCATATCGATCGGAGCCGATAAGCTGGAACGTCGCGCCGTTCTTCAGTTCGATGAACATGTCATCGTCCTGCATGCGCTCGATCATCGGAGGCGGGAACGCTTCGAGGATGCGCCGCTTGCCAGTGTGGCCGTTGACGCCGTTCCAAATCGCCTTGCGCGCCTGCTTCTGTTCGGGAAAGCAGTGCCAGTAGGTGCCAGGGTCTTTCCACGCTAGCTCACGCATGGCGTTGAGCACGATTTCATCCTTGCCGGCGCGGCGGTGCCAGACAGCCATGAGCCTGTCGTGCGTGCGGTTGACCAGCGCGTGATGAAACGCTTGCTGATACCATCGAATCTTGAACTGGTGGATGGTCACTTCTTCGCTTCGTAGATTGTCTGGAAGGTGATGCCGACCGGATTGTCGGGGTCGCCTGTAACCTGAAGAGGGATTACCTTGCCGAGTAGCGCGGCAAACGTGCGCGGGTCGTCCTTAGATAGGTTGACCAGATAGTCCACCCCGCCGGCCTTCTCGAATGCCTCGATGATCGCTGTTTTGATTTCAGTGGTGGTCTTGTTTGGCACGCCTTTGGGGCGGCCGGGGCTAACCGGCATTACCTTTTTTTGCCTTTGTTTTACGATGACGGTCATGCGTTTGCCTCCTCCTTCATCCTGATCAGCACCAGGCGCTTGGTGCATCCGAGGTGCTTGGCGATTTCGCGAGGGGAATAATTTTCGGCCAGCAAGCGCTTGATCTCGCGGCGGCGCCGTTCCGCGATCTGGATCTTGCGATGACGATAAGGACGGTTGGCGCGCGGGTCCTTCAGCCGCTTAGCGCGCGCGATACATTCGACCACCGTTGAAACTGCGATGTCCAGTTCTTCAGCAATTGTCGAATAGCTCGCCATTTCGGTCCACATGTCCAGCACTCGGTTGCGCGTGCGTGCCACCTTTGGATGCACCCTCCCGCCCTTTTTGTTGAAAGACGAATAGGCGTGGAACGGAAGGGAGGCGCGGTGCGAGGTTCGCATCAATTGTTCAGCCCCGGTCTTCATCATCGATATCCCACTGAACGCGCATCCCTGGAACGATCAATCGAGGAAGGTTTTCCCTCACCTCATCGAGAGTTCGGAAATAGGCGATGCCGGCCTCGTCGTCGCCGAGAACGCTGTCGATGAGGTAAACGGTGCCCTCACCAGCCATTTCGCCTTTCCAGATGCGCACGAACTCCGTTTGCGGAAATTGGATGATGTTCGTTTTGTCGGGAGGCTGACTCATACATTGCCACCAATCGAATAGCTGAGCTGCTCGTGGATCAGGTCGACCGGCGTTGGCGACTGGTCGACGACTGTTTCACGACCGATCAGCGAAAGCTCGTCGGCGCGCTCATTGCCAACGATGCCTACATGGCCTTTGCACCATTCGAGATCGATGGGATGCGATGTCAGGGCACCATCAAGCATCTGCCATAGGTCAAGATTCGCGATGATCCGATTTGCCGGCTTGGCGTTCGAACCACCACGGCTCCAACCGTTCCGTTTCCAGCCATGGCGCCATTCGTTACACCCGGTCACGGTGTACTTACTGTCGGAGATCAGCCGGGCGCAAACGTTTGTACCCTGGCTGCAAACGTTGGCGGATAGCCACCGCAATGCCTCCAACACTGCAGTCAGCTCCATGCGTTGGTTTGTGGCGTCCAGATCGCCGCCGCTGGCAGCATGCACCTCCAGCCCGTCGCGGTAGACGACAAAGCCCCATCCGCCCACGCCGGGGTTAGGCTCGCAGCAGCCGTCCGCGTAAATCACTAATCCGAAGGGGACTGCGACGTCCTCTATGAGACGTTCTGTAACGGCCCGTAACGTTACGTCACGTGACGCGTTCGCCGTCCCGTGACCTTTTCGCCAATTGCGGTGGTTCATAGGCGGAAATCCCTTAGTTCATCGAGCACATCGAAGCGAGCGCTCTTCGGCTTCGTCTTGAAGGTGGTTTGATTAGCCTCAAGCCGCCGCTCACGTTCGATCCGGTCGTGTTTCTCGCCTTCGGTCTCGAACCGACGGACAGGCACGCCCTTTGCCCGGATCGCCGAGAGGACAAGCCTCAGCTGCTCATCGCTCAGCTGAGCCTTAAAGGTCTGCCGCCGCCCGTTTTCCAGCAGATCGACCTGCCACCCCCAACCGGCATGGTAATACTCGATAACGTGATCCGGCCGGCGGTATTTGAAGCGGTCGGACCGGCCTATGGTCGCCAAGCGGTCGCTGTTCGAACGCCCGAGCAGCCTTTGCGCCATCCGCAATTCATCGGCATCCAGGCCAGTCAGCGCCGACGCCGGCTTCCAGCCGGACAGCAGCTTTTCAGCCATGCGCTGGATCTCGTCGTCCGATATTTCCTCGTTCATTCCTATCTCCGCCGTCCTGTCGGTTATCCCGTGCTTATCGAGGAGGATAACCGACCGCCGAAAAACCTAATGATCCCAGCGCATTGGCTATTTCACGCCGCATCGCCGCCCTGCGGCGACCCAAAAAATGCCCGTTGCCTTAGTTCGATTTGAACCGCGTTCTGGAATTGCTCGATTTCGTCGGCGATCACGGTTTCAGCAATGCCTGAGCGCTGTAGCTGCTCAAACAACCCTCGCACCGTATTCTTCCAGTAGATGTCCGCCTCCTTGCCTTGCCTTCTGCCAAGCAGGTCAGCAACCCGGCGGACCTTTTCGAGCCGACGGGCAAGCGGGAAGACGAGGACTCGTGGCGACGGTGTCCAGGTCAGCAGATTGATCTGGCTGTCACCCATGGGCTGCACCCCCTGTGGTATATCTATATGTGTCCCTGTAGCAGGACCGTGACCCTGCACATTGCAGCCTCATAAGTACCTGTAGCGGGACCGTGACCATGGTTTCAGGCAACTTTGGCCTCCCGAAACATAGCTTGGTGTCCTTGAGACGGGACCGAGTGTCCCTCAAACGGGACCGTATTTTTCTCTAGGGAGTGCCACCGGCTGAAATCTTTGCGGGCTAGCTCACCGGTCACGTCGCACTTGTATTCCGTCAGCAGCCACTCGCTGGCGACCCTATGCTTTACGCTGAAGGCGCCCTTCTTCGCGATTGCGACAAAGCCAAGCTCCTGTAAGCGTAGGAGGCTGATCGAAGCGGCGTTCTTACCAATACCCAACGCTGCGGCCAGGTCCCGGATAGATAGACCGATCCGCCCGTTGTTGAGGCCGTCATAGCGCCACTTCAATTCAAGATATGCAGAACGGTCGTTGGGCGTCATCGCTCTATATGCCGGCGTGCGGACGATCCACCCGTCGATCATCAGAAACTTGGCCTTCCCTTTACGCTTGAATTTTGAACTCAATGGGCCCTCGCCTTGATTAGGTTGCCGAGGCGAACAGCTTCAACGGCTTCGGCCGCTGTCAGGCCCCACTGTCTTCGCAATTGCGGCACAACCGCCTTCGTCCTGTCGATACCACCAGTCGCAAGCCAATGGGCGGCGGCTTCTACGTCGCCGGCATCCGGTACCGCCTTCTTTGACTCGTTCATGCGGTCACCGTCATCTCATTGAGGACGCTTACCGAGGTGCGCAGGATGTACCGGGCATGATGGCCGGGGAACTGACCTGAGTGCGACTCGTGCACAGTCTCGATGACGAAGCCGAGCGCCCTAAGCTTGAACACATAGTCCGACCAGCGCGGCCCCGGATGCGTGATAGGCGTACAGCCGCCCTTGCCTGCGTTGACGAGCTGCTTCATCGCCCAGGCGACACGACCTTCCAGCCGCATAGGAGTGCCGTCAGGCTCGACCTTTACGAGGATGGTGAACTTCATGATCACACATCCTTTCGGCCGTTGAGAGCCATGTGCAGACCGAGCCGTGCAGCGATCGGCGCCACTGGCACCACAATTTTTCCGCCCATGCGGATGGTCTCGAAGTCGCCCCGTTTCGCCGCGTCGTAGGCTGCGTTTCGACCGAGCTTGAAAAAGAGTTTGCCAGCCGTCTGCACGTCCACGGTGGCTTGAGAAAGCGCTTCGTCTAGTGTCATGTTTTGTTCCCGTTTCATTTCGAAATGGTGTATATGATACGTTCTAAAGTTATTCGAGCTTGTCCGCAACCCAATAGTGTGTATGGTTCGTACGAAAATTGGGGAAAACTCGCAGTGGCAAGACCAAGGCTCGGCAAGGAAAAAAGCGAGCGATTTCAGCTTGTGATAACGAGTGAAGAACTGGAGGCCATCGAGGACTGGCGATTCCGTAACCGGGTGCAAACCAAGTCGGAGGCTATCCGCCGGCTCTGCCAAATCGGCAAGGACATGGAATACGTCATCCCTGAGGCTACTGATCGCGCAGAACTGATGCTTAGTTCGGCGCGTCTGATGTACGAGTTCATTGTCCGGAGTGTGGAAACATTGAACGATGGCGGCAAGCTCAGCACCGAGGAACTCATCGGCCGCGCTGAGAACTTGCTAGACCATGCGTCAGACCTTCATCTGCTCCTGATGCGAGAGAACAACCGCATCACCCCGCTGGCTGAGCCAGGAAAGCTCCAACAAGCCCTTCAAGAAGCAGCCCGCAGCGAAAAGGAAGCAAACGAGTTCGTGGCCGCCTATGCGGCAAATCAAGCCGAACTGAGCGAAAGCAGCCTCATGAAGAAAGCGCTCGGCGAACTGACGGGTGCTGAGCGAGCCGGCGCCATAAAACAAGACACCGCTCCGTCGGTGGAGAGGCGCGCAATGTTCTGGCACATGAGGCTGGCTAGAATGCGCTTCGAATTTCTCAAGAAGAAAGAGGAGGCTGAGCGTTGAAGGGTCACATCCGCGAACGCAGCCCCGGCCATTTTGCCATCGTCCTCGATGTCGGCGAGCCCGACCCCAAAACCGGCAAGAAAAAACGCAAATGGCATAGTTTCACTGGCACCAAGCGTGAGGCGCAGAAGGAATGCGCGCGGCTTGTGGCCGAACTGGATGCCGGCAACTACACCGAGCCAAGCAAGCAGACGGTCGCCGAGTTTCTGGATGAGTGGCTGACTTTCATCAAACCGTCGGTCGCGCCAAAGACGTGGGAGCGATACACCGAGATATGCCGGAAAGGCCTGGCGCCGCTGATCGGCAACGTGATCCTTTCGAAGCTGAAGACGGACCGAATCGATGCCGCCTTCACGGCGGCGTTGACGGTGGCGCGCGTCGACCACCGCATTACCAAGGACAGCGGAGAGCGGAAGCCCCTGCCCCCGCTGGCGCCTCGGACGGTTCACCACTACCGCCGGGTCTTGATCAAGGCTCTTGGGCAAGCGGTGACATGGGAAAGGCTATCCCGCAATCCCGCAACGGCCACCACGCCGCCAAAGGTCGAGCGCAAAAAGATGCTCGCCTATGATGTCAGCCAGACCGCGACGCTGCTGGAAACGCTCAGACCGACGCGCATGTATATTCCGGTGCTGCTTGCCGTGACGTGCGGCCTCCGCCGCGGCGAGATCCTTGCCTTGCGCTGGTGCCACGTCGAGCTCGGCGACAACTTGCGCCGGCTCTCGATCGAGCAGAGCGCGGAGCAAACCGGCGACGGAGTTCGCTACAAAGAGCCGAAGAGCGGCCGCGCCAGGACTGTTGCGCTGTCGGCGAGCACTGTCGCCGAGCTGAAGGCACATCGCGTGCGGCAGGCCGAAGAACAGCTTCGCCTGGGCATTCGTCCCGACGCTGACAGTTTCGTTGTGGCCCAGGTCGATGGTTCGCCGATACAGCCACGGTCGCTCACGCATGAGTGGGTCCGCGTGTTGGGCAAGACCAAGCTGCCGCGCATCCGGTTCCATGATCTGCGACATACCCACGCCTCGCAGATGCTCTCGGCCGGCATTCATCCGAAGGTGGCGAGCGAGCGCTTGGGGCATTCGACGATTGGCATCACGCTTGACCTCTATTCCCACGTCATGCCGGGAATGCAGGCTGATGCCGCAGAGCAAGTTGACGCCGCGTTGCAGGCAGCTATAAGCAGCGAGCGAAAAGCCAAATAGTTGCAATTTGCGTAGCAACCGACCATTTCAGCCATTTAGCAAAAGCTGAAAAGCGCAATCAAAGCAACGAGTTGGAGGGATGGCCGAGAGGTTTAAGGCACCGGTCTTGAAAACCGGCGTGGGCGCAAGTTCACCGTGGGTTCGAATCCCACTCCCTCCGCCAAGCGCCGCCGATTACACGCTATAGTGCGGTATCGCCGCCGATCACCGCATCGCCACCAACTGGCATAGCGAACCGCCGATACTACGCTACAGCCCGATATCTCGAGAGTGGCGACAGCAGCTTACGCCCCACTACCTACACCTACGTTGGCTCCCTAAGCGAAGGCGTGAAAGCAGGCCTTTCGGGTTTGCACCGCAACTCCGCGCTCGCGGTGCATGCAGACCCCGGCGAACCGCTCACCCCCGACAGACGTCCAAGACGAGAACGAGCTTTATGGTCCAGCAAGGCTGGCTGGTTCGTCTTCGGCACCCAGTCCCCTGAAGATGAGCGCTATTATCCTCGCTGCCTGAGCATCCCTCCCGCGATGGGATGGGATTTGCCAAAGGACTCCCAGAAGCATCAAAACATCGTCGGCATTTGCATCGCGATCAATCACGCCGGCGGTCTCGCATGCAGCGATGAGTGAACGCACCGCCAACAGCATCTGCTGATAGGTTTCGCGTTGGTCATCCTCGGACGTGGTCCCTTGCAGAAGTCTTGCCACGCCGCGCTTCATGGCGCTGGAATCCGCCACCTGGGCACACCACAGACGAAACGCCTCCAGCGGCGGATGCTCCTGCAAAAGCGTGGATGCGAGAGCCGCAAGGGCGTTGATCTCCTTGCGATAGATGGCCAGGGCCAGGGCTTCCCGCGTCGGGAAGTGGCGATAGAGCGTGCCTTGCCCGACTCCGGCTGCCTTGCTGATGGCGCTGAGCGGCGTTTCGGGATCGGCGGTCAGGGCCTTTCGAGCCACCTCAAGTATGCGATCACGGTTTGCGCGGGCGTCTGCTCGCAATCCATCCTCTTGTGCAGCCATATCGCCTCTTGACTAAGCGGACAATTGTCCGTTACTTGGCAACAACCGGACAGTTGTCCGAATATAGCGTATCTGGAGACGAACATGCAATATGCCAAGCTCGGCCGGACGGGCCTCGATATTTCGCCTATCTGTATTGGCTGCATGGGGTTCGGCAATCCATCGCGCGGTTACCCTTCCTGGTCGCTTGACGAGGATGCAAGCCGGCGCCTCATTCGCCACGCACTCGAAGCGGGCATCAATTTCTTCGACACCGCCAATTTGTATTCAAACGGTTCCAGCGAGGAGATCCTCGGGCGAGCACTGAAGGACTTTGCGCACCGCGAAAACGTTGTGATCGCCACCAAACTCAGCGCGCCAATGCGCGACGGACCCAATGGCATCGGGCTATCGCGCAAGGCCGTCATGACCGAAGTCGATATGAGCCTCAGGCGCCTGGGCACAGACTATATCGACCTCTACCAAATCCATCGTCGTGACAGGACCACCCCTTGGGAAGAAACGCTCGAGGCCCTGAACGATGTCGTCAAGGCCGGCAAGGTCCGCTATCTCGGCGCATCATCCATGAAGGCCTGGGAATTCGGCAAAGCGCTGCTCCTGCAGGAAACCAACGGCTGGGCCCGCTTCGTGTCGATGCAGGATACCTACAATCTTCTCGACCGCGAGGAAGAGCGCGAGATGCATCCGCTTTGCATCGACGAAGGGGTGCAGACCATTATCTACAGCCCTCTCAACCGTGGTCGGCTGGCCCGGCCGTGGGGAGCGATCACCGCAAGGGCGGAAGCCGAAGCCGTCTACAATCTGGGAGCAACCACTGCCGACAGCGATCAGCAGATTATCGATGCGGTGGGGACGATTGCGGAAGAACGGGGCGTCGGCCGGCCAATGATTGCGCTGGCCTGGTTGCGTCGCAATCCTGTGGTGGCAGCTCCGATCGTCGGTGCGCTGAAAGCAGAACATATTGACGACGCTGTGGCCTCCCTGTCGATCAGCCTCACCGACGACGAGGCAGCAAGGCTGGAGGCGCCCTATACGCCGCGGCCCGACCATCAGGGAGTGTCAGACCCGGCCATGCTGCGTCGCGCAGCCGAAGCAGCCACGGGATACAGAATCAGCCATCTCCCGGTCCGTGAACCGAGCAAGGTGACATGAACCTTGCCAGTTCTGGCTAGGGCTGGTCTGCTTTCTGCATTTCACCGCCTGAAGCTGACTGTTTCATCGTTCCCTACCAGTTCACCTTCAAGCCGACATCGCCGCCGTAGCTTTGCAAGCCGTCGCCGAACTTGCCGTCGAAGGCGGCGAACATCGAAGTGTTGTTGCTCCAGTTCATCTTCAGGCCGGCATTGACGGCAACCGCGTCCTCGGCCGCCGCGGCGCCCTGGATGGTGAAGGCATAGCCTGGCGCCGCCTGGAATTCAGGCCGGACCGAACGATCGGGCTCGAATTCGTGCACCCAGGCCGCGCGGCCCCAGGCCTGCAGAGATTGGCCGGCGCCGACGCCGATCGTGGTGTCGAGTTGCAGCCCGAGCGACACCGGCAGCGAAGTGATGACGCGATGGTTGAAGCTGAGGCCCAGCGCACCGCCGTCGAGCGAGGTCTCGTCGAAGCCATCCATCGACAGGAAGGCGAACTGCAGGCCGGCGAAAGGCGTGATGGCGCCGTCGCCCACTTGTTGCCGCCAGCCGGCCTCGATGTTGGTGCCGAAACCGGCGCTGAGGAAATTGCTGCGCCAGGTCTCAGGCGTCACGCCGGCCACTGGGTCAATCGGCGAGTTCGAGCCGGGCACGGCCGCGGTGCGGTGAATGTTGTTGTTGTAGAGGCCGAAGGCAAGCGCGCCGTCGATATAGAACTGATCCCATTTGCGCGCGACATAAGCACCGGCCTGGGCGCCGACGATGTTGCCAGAGGTCTGGCGGTTGTCGACGGCGAACGAACCCGCAGAGCCACCCAGCGCGAATCCCACCAGCGTGTCGGGATCGCCAGCAGTTTCCATGCCTGCGGAGAGGTTGCCGCCCCTGTAGACCGTGCCGGCACTGCCCGCGGCCGCATCGCCGCTGATCTCGCCGCCATTGCCGCCAGCGCTCGCCCAATAGCTCCAGCGCCGCTGATCGGGCTGCAGCGCCTTGAATGGGTTCTTCTTGGGCTTCGCCGGCTCGTCATAGGCCTGCGGCGCGGCTGTGACATCCGTCGGATTGGTGCCCACGCCGCTGCGCCAGAAATCGGCCTGGCGGCCGATCGAGGCAAAGAAGCTTCCATACGCGTCGAACTGCGGTTGCTCGAACCCGGAAACCCCCTCGCCCGAGATCGAATCGTAGACGGCGCCAAGTTGCTCGACCGTCGGGATGTAGAACAGGGCCTCGGCGATCTTCTTGAAACTCGGCGAGGTCGCATCGGTCTGAATGGCGTTGACAGCGTTCGCGACCGGAATCTGGTTCGCGGTCAAGCCGGTGGGCGCGAAATTGATGTCGGCGCCAAGATAAGCATCGTTAAGGCCTTGATATTGCAACCGATATTGTGCAACCGCGCTTGCGACAGCACTGAGTTCCAGTCCGGTGTGGGAGATACCCCCGTCGGCGTGCAGGAAATGGAACGTCTGGCTCCCAGGCTTCGCCGCAGCCGCATCCATGATGTTGAGATCGACCGCGCCAGCGAGATCAGCCGTGCCCGTGACGTTGATGAGGTCGGCTGCCGGATCGAGGTCGACGTCGAGCTTGTAGGCGCCGGTCGCGGCCTGGTTCCAATTGCCGACGAGATTGGTGGTCATCACGTTGTTGTCGCCGCCCGGCGAGAAATAGCCGCTGTCGGCGAAGAGGTTGCCGGTGCCGAGCTTGGCGTCGGCGCCGGCATTGAAGATGGCGTTGGCCGCGTTGGTGAAGCTGTTGGCGCCGGCGCCGAGATCGAAGGACCCGGTGACCGTGCCGTAATTGCTGACCGCCTCCTTGCTGTCGCCGGAAAGGATGGCCCAGCCGCCGGCGGTGCCGCTCGCGGTCGTGATCGTGCCCTTGTTGCTGATCGTGTTGTTGTGGCCGTCGATGATCCAGACACCGACGCCGATGTGGTTTGCGTCGCTGGCGCCGCCCGAGACCTTGCCGCCGGCGCTCGTCAGGTTGATAGCAATGTCGCCATTGCCTTCAGACGCCTTGCTCTGCGCGACAATGGCGCTGGTGCCGGCGGCATGGGTGACGACCGAGCCCGCAAAATCGACGGTGACATTGCCGGCGATGCCCTGGAACAGCGGGTTGAGTGGATGGAGGGTATCCTTCGTGCCGCCCGCGCTCTGCGCAAAGATGCCGATGGAGCCGCTGCCGTAGGTGTCGATCGTGCCGGCATATTTGACATGGACGACGCCCGAGTCACCAAAGTCGCCATTGCTGCCGACGTGATAGTCTGTGATCGTCCCCAGCACCGGAATATCGTTGCCAAGTGTGCCAAGTATACCGCCACCGCCGCCGATCGACTGGGCGAAGATGCCGGCCGAGGACGAGCCGTGGGTGACAATAGCCCCATTGCCCTCGACTGTGACATCCTTGCCCGAGCCGCCACTGCCGCCGCCCTGGCCAAAGGCCAGCCCGATGCCGAGATTGAGCGCGGGGATCGGCCCCATCGCTTGCTCAAGCACGCGGTCCACATTGCCGGCGACACCACCGCCACCGCCGACCGACTGCGCGAAGATGCCGTTGGAGGCGGCGCCGAACGTCTCGATCTTACCGTTGTTGTTGTTGATCACGTGGACGATGCCGCCGTCGCCGCCACTGGTGCCCTTGCCGCCGACGCCAATCGTGCCGGTGGCGCCGATATTGGCCTTGCCGCCGACGCCGCCGCCGCCACCCACCGACTGGGCGAAGATGCCGTTGGAATTGCTGCCCTTCGTGGTGATGTTGCCGGTGTTGGTGACCTCGACAAGGCCGCCAATGCCCGACCCGCCGCCATTGCCGCCGACGGCTGCGCCGAGGGAGCTGTAAATCTTGGTCTTGCCGAACAGCACGTTCGCGATCAGCGCCGCCGGAACCGGGATCAGTTCGCCGGTGCCGAGCAGTCCGTTGCCGCCCGCGCCGCCGCCGCCACCCACGCTCTGCGCGTAGATGCCGTCGGCAAGCGAACCGTTGGTCGTGATGCTGCCATCATTGGTGACTGTCACATGTCCGCCATCGCCGGCCGCGCCGCCCTGACCGCCGACCGCGATCGACATGGCGACGTTGATCAGCGCATCCGGGGGAGCCTCGCCCTTGCCGACCAGCACGTTGATCGAATTGGCGCGGCCGCCGATACCGCCGCCGCCGCCGATTGATTGCGCAAAGATGCCATAGGCGCTGTTGCCGGTGGTCACTGTATCGCCGGCGATGTCGGTGTTGGTGGTTATGAGGCCGGTCTCGATGTTTCCGTGGTTGTTGACGGTGACGTCCTTGCCGTCGCCCGCCAAGGCGCCGTTGCCGCCGACCGCCACCGAGATGTTGGTGTTCTGTGCGCTCGAGCTGGTCGCGTTGGCCCAGCTTCCGACCGCCGTGATCGCATTGCCGCCATCGCCGCCGCCGCCGCCCGCGCTCTGCGCGAAGACGCCGGCCGAATTGTCGCCATAGGTCCGAATGACCGACCAGTTGTTGACTGTCGCCGTCGAACCGTCGCCGCCAAGCGCGCCCTGGCCGCCCACGGTGACGCCTATCGACGCCAGCGGCAGGTTGCTGTTGTTGATGCCTAGGTTGACACCGATCGCAAAGCCGCCATCGCCGCCACCGCCGCCAATCGACTGCGCCCTGATGCCGTCGGCGCCAAGGCCGAAGGTGGTGATGGCGGAGCCGGCGACGATCGCGCCGAGCGCGTTCTTGCCTGCATCGACGATGACGGCCCCACCGTTGCCGCCTATGCCGCCCGTGCCGCCGACGGCGACCGATATGTTGGCGCCCGGCCCCATTGAGCCCGCGCCCGATGCGGCGTAACCACCCGTGCCGCCACCGCCGCCGACAGACTGCGCCCAGATGCCGTGCGCTTGCGTGCCATGGGTGGTGATGTTGCCGCCATTGGTGACATGCACGGTGTCGCCGATACTGCCTGCGCCGCCGCTGCCACCGACCGCGATCGAGACGGCTACCGCCGGAATCTCTTCAGGATCGGGCGAAACCGCGACCGAGAAAGCGATCGCCCCGCCACCGTTGCCACCGCCGCCGCCGACAGACTGCGCGAAGATGCCGTAAGCCTTGATACCCGTGGTGCTGATGTCACCCTGGTTGCTGACCGTGACGGTGCCGCCGCTGCTGCCGTCGCCGGCATCGCCGCCGATGGCGGCCGATATCGCGCCGACCGCGAGTGCGCCGGCGATGGAGAAGCCGCCATTGCCGCCGCCGCCGCCGAGGCTTTGCGCGTTGATGCCGATCGACCCGTCAGCATGGGTGATGATCGTCGATGCGTTGTTGACGGTGACTGCCTTGGCGAGGCCACCTTCGGCCCCCTTGCCTCCGAGGGTAACGGTCAGCGCAACCGCGCCGATCGTGCCGCCGCCGGCAAAGCCGCCATTGCCGCCACCGCCGCCGACCGACTGTGCGAAAATGCCAAAGGCCTGGAGGCCGTAGGTCTCGATCTTGCCACCCGTGGTGTTGACGTTGACGATGTCGCCAATACCGCCAACGCCGGCCGCGCCACCCATAGCGAGGCCGAAACTGAACGCGCCGCCGCCGCTGACCGCAACGGCGCCGCCGCCATCGCCGCCGCCACCGCCGACGCTCTGCGCGAAGATGCCGTAAGCGCTGTCTCCTTGCGTGGTGATGTCGCCCTTGTAGTTGACGGTGACGTCCTTAGCATCGCCGCCGGGGCCACCCTTGCCGCCGATCGCGAAGCTGGCGCCGGCGCCGGAGGTGCCGTTCGCGACCGAGACCGCAAGCCCGCCCCTGCCGCCGCCGCCGCCGACCGATTGCGCGAAAACGCCATAAGCCTTGGCGCCGGTGACGA